TCGTTCACCCAGGCACCGGTGAGCTCGAGGGACAATAGCTTCTTGACATCCTGGGGCCGGTCGAGAGCTCGAAACATTATCTCGGCCTCAACATCCCCGAACTTGATGCGGTGCATCATGTCCTGGTTGTTCCATTGACCGACTTCCTCGAACCAATCACGCCAGGTGTTCAGCGTGGTGTCCGTCAGCTCACGGTAGGTGTTGCGGACCACAGCCCAGCGGGATCGTCGAATGCCATCCGGTCCTGGTTCCTGGGCCTGGAGTCGACGAAACAACTCCCAGCAGCAGGCAGTCGACTTGCCCGATCCGACAGGACCCATGACACCCCGCACAAAAGCCTCGCACTGGTGGAACTTCCACAGCGTCGGGCTGGCGTGGTAATCAATCTGTTGGGTCGGCTGGCTTTTCTGCATTCGGCGCGAGCATATTGAAACTGATACCCTGTGGTGTGGTCACTTCCTTTTTATCGACCAGGAGGCCGTGTAGCTTGGCCTTGCCCATTGTCGCCTGCACCGCAGCAGCCGGCGCTCGCTCCTCGAGGGCCATCATCCGATTCTCGTCGAGCTCGACCGAGATCGAATCCATCGTTACACCATGCCGCCTGGCTGCCTTCTCTTGTAGCTGCTCGATCCTGGCACCGACACCAGCGTGCAGATGAGCGAGCCGCCATGCTTCGACCTTGACCGCCTCATCACTCATGTTGTCGGCATCGTAGGCATCTCGATACGACAGCGACAACGCGCCAAGTGTCTCGACGCACGACTGTGCAAATCGCTCTTGTTTTGGTGTCAGCTTACTCATGTGGATACGGATTGTATCTCTATTGCAAGCGCCCCGCCTGGTGTTACCTCGCCGCGTTCGATGTACAACTCATCAACCTGGCTGTCATCAGCAAAGACTCGAGCGTGCTCGAGTGAGTCGAGTGTGCATTTCAACAGGTTATCGATATCTCGCCGGCGCCGATCCGGTGGAAACGCTGTGATAGCAACCCGCAGCCTGACATCACCACTGAACCGGCCCAGGTTAGCGACCTCCTCGATCACCCTCTCTCGATAGGCTCGCCCTTTGGCACTGATGTAAACGTGGGTCCTGGTCTTTAGCCAGTAGTTGTTGACAGATGGCGGCCAGGGCAGCGTCAGCAGCACGCTATTTGCCCTCGTTTCTTGGTCGACCAATCTTCCACTCGCGGAAGATTCGCTCATAATAAGCTCGGGTTGGGACCGTCTTTGGCGGGTCCCGCGGCTCTCCCCACCTCACGAACCTCTCAAACTCGCGGCAGGCCAGCCCCTCTCGTTTGCAGCTATAGGCAAACCAGCAATCCTTTTCACACGGCGCGATTGTCTCGACAACGTATGTTTTTATGGGCTGCGATATCTTTCCTGAGCTCATCGAGCGTCAGCCCAAACACCCGATGGAACCACTGGCCCCAGGTGCATCGTCCCGATGGCGTGAGCTGATGGCGTCGAGGCCAGACGCTCCTGGCAGCACACAATCGTTTGAACGCCAGGTCGTCATCGCTAGGACCGGCCAAGCATTCCCCGCATTTTCTTCAGCTCCTCGCGGATAATGACTGGATCGACCGCGGGTGATGGCAATGCAGGCCCTGCCATCCGATGGTATGGCGCTGCCCTTTTCTCTCGACACAATCGCATAAACTCAGGTAGCGTCGGCGGCCACTCATCGCCTCGTTTTACGAGCTTTTCGAACGCCTGGCGTATCTCGTCGAGAGAATATCGGGCCAATCCCTCGGCCCAGGTCTGTGCTGCCCTGGTCGGGGTTCCGTCAGGGTTTGTCCCTTCCCCCCACGCGCTTATCCACCGGTGTCCGTACACTTCTGTCATCCGTTGCCAGATGCGGGCCATGACTTGCCCGTTGTGCTCGTTCGTCGGCCCTGATTGTTGCGAGCTCTGCACGTTCGACTGCTGAGAGCTTTCGATAATACTTACGTTTTCCTTGTTTGATATCTGCATTAATCTCACCTAAAGATAGAGTAGTTATATATGTAGGTTCATTACTGACAGGTTCTGTGTGCTTCTGTGAGACAGGGGGGTGTGCTTCTCGAGCACAGGGGGGTCGGACCCCAGGCATCACGATATAAGTGTTCGAGCGATTTCCACCATCCTCTCGAAACCGATGCTTTATCCGAATCAGGCTCTTGCCCTCGAGCCGTTTTATCGTGCGATTGATGGTCGACCTGGCGAGGCCCGAGCGACTGGCGATGTAGTTCTGCGAAGGCCAGCACTTGCCGGTTTCATCATCAGCGTGATCGGCCAGGAGAATCAGCAGCAGCTTCTCGTTTGCCGGCAGATCGGTTGTCTCGAGAGCTGCCAGGATTCGGCGGATACTCACTCGGTTGAATCCGCCAGGTCGGTTAGCCAGGGCGGCCATTTCGCGCCGTCGGGAATCGCCTGGTCGAATACGTCGGGCCTGGCGAGTTTAAGAAACAGCACCCTCGCCTGGGGTATGCCGTTTTTCCGCCACTCGGACACACTCGCGGGCCGAATCTCACACAACTGTGCAGTCTTGGTGGTTCCGCCCAGGCGGTCGATTATCGCGCTTGCTACTTCGGGTTGGTCTGGATTCATAAGTCCACTATTTTAGGTAAACCTTACGAATAAATCAACCACAAAAATTACGGTGAGCTCGCCACAAAATTAGGCTTGACTTATCAATTCGGTTACCTTATTATTCAGGCATACCTAACAAAGCCCAGGAGGCGCCAATGAAGCTACTAACCAAATCGAACCTCGCGGCCTTGGCTGCGAACGCTGAGGTTGCTGAAATGGATCGCAAGCCCGTTGTCAAATTCTTCGCTCCCACTGGATCGGCCACCTGGTTGATTTCGGAGATTGAGGAAGATGGCGATACGTTGTTTGGGCTTGCTGATTTAGGGATGGGGTTCCCCGAGATTGGGTCGGTCAGTTTGAAGGAACTCTCCGAGGTTAAAGGAGCGTTCGGACTCGGGATCGAGCGGGACCTTCACTTCACAGCGGACAAGTCCCTCGCTGAGTATGCGGACGAGGCTCGAGCCGCAGGGAGAATCAAAGCATGAATGAAGTTTTAAAAGTTGGAGACATCGTTTCCGGCACCTGGGGGTATTCGATGACGATCCCCGAGTTTGCAGTTGTGACTCGACGGACTGCAAAGACCGTTTGGTTCAAAAAGATTCGGAAGAATCGGGTCAATATGTTCGGAAACGAGACACCCATCCTCCCGGTTGTGGTGGATGATGTGAAAGAGCGTCGAGCAAAAATCAGGAACTTTGGGGATGGTGAGCGTTTTGATTCCGGTCACGCCTCGATGAGTGGATGGAGTGGTAACGGGGTTTATGCGAATTACCTTGATTAAGGAGGCAGTATGAATATTGACGCATCGCTTGATCGGCTAAACAGCGAAGGCGCCGAAGTCGAGATTGCACTCGAGAAAATTCTAGTCGAGTTGTCCGACGGAATCGTCAACCGCATGGCCGAGGTCGCGGAATGTTCTTTTGACCGGATGTTGAAGGGCATCAAGAACAACGCAGAGTTAAACGGGTTTTTCAAAAAGACCCGCAGCAAGGCTCTCGAGTTGCTTGTCGAAGAACTCGAGGAAATGAAAGTGAAACGGGAGGCAGCATGACGGGAGTTGAAGCAATGAGGCGTTTCCGGTCTCGAGAGCGGGCATCTGAGCGCCGCGCCAGGACCGGAGTTTCAAAGATGTTTGGAAAGCTGAAAGATGAGTACGCGATTTACGAAACCAACGCCAGTGCCTTGGGTTGGCGGGTTAAGCCTTTCAATGAGTGGTTAAACAGCTAGATGGGTGTGATGGCCTGGCGAACAACGGACGAGGCTGTGGCGCGAGAGCGATGGGTAGCGAGCGGTTGACCATCGCCAGGTCTTAACTAGGAGGCAATATGGAAATTATCATGTATCGAGGCAGTCCCACCTGGGCTGACGAGGACGGCAAGCCGTTTCCGTCTGAGGTTATCGTCTGCCCGCGATGCCGTGGCAAGGGGTCCCACCTGATTGATGGAATGCGGGAGCACGCTTACACGGTCGAGGAAATGGACGAGGACCCGCAGTTCTTCGAGGATTATATGAGCGGGGCCTATGACAAGGCGTGCGACGAATGCCACGGGCGTCGAGTGTCCGCCAGGCTGATTGAGAAAGGGCTCGGTGCCGAGGATTCGGAGCGACTCAGGGAGTATTACGCGGAGGCCGAGCGCGAATACTACGACCGACGCGAGAGTGAAATGGAGCGGAGGATGGGTGCGTGACCAACCTCGCTCGACGTTCCGATCCCTCAACCTCGCACCAGGCGGCCAGCGATCTGGTTGCCTCTGGCCGGCACTCGAACCAACTCGAACAGGTGCTCGAGGCGCTGAAGGAATCACCGAAACCCCTAACGTCCGCGGAACTTGCCCAACAAATGGGC